AAAAAGATTGTATTAAAACTGTATGAGTTTGATGAGCTGTCAAAAGACTCACAAGAAAGGATCATAGAGCGTGAGCACTGGAATGTAATGGAGCAATGTATGGATGCTTATGGCATAGACTATAAAAAGTCAATGAAAGCCTTTGAGGATATGACAGATACTAGGGTTTATAATTGGGAAGTTGGATACGAGAGATATGATTTTAGTTATGAGTTTAAATACAAGGATCCTATTTATGAACACCCTACAGATTATCATCGTGATATATTCCCTGAGAATCTATGCGGTAAATTACTGTTCAGATATATCAACAACAATATTATGCCATATATTATCAAGGGCAAGTATTTCTCCACGTCAGGTAAATATATTGATGGGAAATACAAATACAGGCACAAGTATAGTAGGGTGATATTTGACTATGGAGATAATTGCCCATTGACAGGGATGTGTTATGATTATTATCTCCTGAAACCTATAATTGATTATTACAATGCATGGTGTACTTATCCGGAGGATTTTTCTTTAGAGGATCTGATGAGACAATGTTATGATAACTTCTTCAAGTCATGGTATGAGGAGTACGAGTATTGGGCTGATAATGAAGATGCGATACGTGAGGAGCTTCATCATAATCAGTATGAAGATCGACTCTATTATGAGAATGGGGATGTGTATGTTGAACCATTAAATGAAATAGCATGAAAGTGATATGTACAAGGTGTGGCGGAACAAATATTGCTTGTGAAGCGATCGTAAATCCAAACACCGGGAAAATAATAGATTATCTTGATGAATCTTTTATGCATGCTAATTGTGGGGATTGCAAGGAAGAGGTAGTGATAACGGATGTAGATAGAGTCAAGAAAGATATTGATTCTATGTTTTTCGAGTTCGTTAAAAAGAATGGGAAAGAACCTGAATACGTAGAATGTCAGATCGTATGGAAAGACACAGGGGATGATCGAAGAACGACAATAAAATTATCATTAAGCATCAATGATGATGATAATGATAATGTTTTCTATCACTGTAATGGGATAGAATCACTTAAGTCACTTGTGGAATATGGAGTAGGAGAGTTTATTGTAATAGATTGTTGGAGTTTTTTTAGTATTGATAATTTGTAAATTGATGAGATTATGAATATAGAGGTAATAAGATACAGGCTTCCGGTTTATTGGGCTCGTGCTCTGATAAATGATGATTATACCGGTTTGTTAGATAATGAAGAACAAGAAATAAGGAATTTCTTGAAACGAGTAAAAGCAGATCCCGTAAGTGTAGACTGGAAAACAGAAGGTTTTTATTGGTACAATAACGCTAATAATACACCGGGGGAATGCGTAGATTTTATTTTTCACAAGTGTAATAATTAAACTAAAATAATATGGAAACTACAAACAGACTATTTTATTCAAGTACAAAATTCTTTACAGAAAACGAGGAAGAATATAGAATAACAGCCACAGTATCTTTAGATGATGATTGTCATAACAATATGTGTGACTGGAGCATAACGGCCGATATCAGACAAAAAAACAAATATGGACGATATAAGGAGTATATGGGAGGCTGCTGCCACGATGAGATTGCGAAGTATGTTCCAGAATTGGCGAAGTTTATACCATTGCATTGTTGTAATCATTATGGTGCTCCTATGTATCCGGTGGAAAATGGTATGTATCACATAAAGAATAGCGATAAGTCTGTGGCTATTGAATATTTACGTATATCAGACAAGGAATATTCCAAATTATCTGAAGCGGTGGACGATAAGATGTATTTCAAGTATCTGCTTTTCAATCTAGGGATTGTGGATAGATGGAAACGTGAATCAGACGAGCTTATTGCGGAACTTGAAGACCTATGTGGCAAGAAATGGGTAAATCCGTATACGCCGGAAAAGGAAAGGTTTACTTTGACATTAACGGACGAGGAACGTTTGATTATTGAAGAGCGCATTAAAGCCGGGTATTATTCCGCAGAAAATATCGGAAAACGTAGGGAGGAGGCTCATAAGGCAAAGATGATGGAAAAGCGTGCTGAAATTTGTGAGCAACACGATAAGATAATCAGGAAAGCGGAAACAGATAAAAAGGTAATGCTCTGTGTATTTGATTATGGATTGTCAACCGATAATGTGATATATTATAATCACACGAACACTTTATCTTTCAACTGGCGTGATTATGGGGAAAAGATCACACAAGAAGAGTTTGATGATTTCGTGAATAACGTGGATCGCTCCCAACTCCCGGAAGGAATTAAATTTGAGTTAAAGTAATTTTTAGTCTACACATAATCACTATCAGATTTACGGGAGAGACATCCAAGATGTCATGGGCGGCGTTACCGGTGGAGCCGGCGTGTATGGGTAAGGTGGGCGAGGGAACGAGGCGTCCGCCCATGTTCGTTGGATTGGCTGAACAGATAAAGCTACAATGTAGTGATATAATTAAAGTGAAAATAACAATATAAATACATGTAAAATTATGGGAAAGAAAATGATAACAATACCATTTGATTTAGAGCTGGCAAAGAAAATCAACAATGGTGAGCGCAATGGAATGATTGCAACGGATGGCGATAATTACAGAGTAGAGTTTGTGTATCATAGGGAAGAGTCTTTCCCAATCCTAGGAGTTATCCATACTGATCACGGCATAATATCAGATTGGCTCTCAAATAATGGATTCGGAGGAAAGAATTATAGACTTAAGCTTAAAGTTCCAGAATATACCACATTCAAGGACGGAGATGTATTGAGTAATGAACAGGGTGATTACCTGTTTATATTAAATACGAACGGAGAATATCTTACATCTTTTCATGCATCATGGAAGAAGGGGAGGGGAGTCGTGATTCCTAGAAAAGCACATGCTGATTGTAATAATATTGAAAAATACAGACTTGCTACTGAGGATGAAAGGCAAAAGTTTATTGATGCTCTTAAAACAAGCAAAGAGCCTAAAGCCAAAATGTGTTTGAAACAATTCTTTGGTATTGAAATAGAACCAGAATATAAATTCAAGTCATTTGATAAAGTTTTAGTAAGAGATACAGAAGACGATGATTGGCACGTAAGTTTGTTTGTTAGGAAAATTGCTGATGCTCAATATAAAGAAGAAAGATATGAATGCTTAAATGGGACGGGATGGATCTATTGTATTCCTTATGAAGGTAATGAACATTTTTTGTAAAAAATATATTAAAATGGAAAATAAAGAACAGGATTTTATCAATCGATATAAAAATGTGCAAGAATCCATTGTGAAGGCAATGGACAAGGCATTAGAACGGGCAATAGGGAACAAGGTAATAGATTTCGAGAAGTGTGAAGGCAATTATTTGGACGTCTATCCTCTTATCGGGGCGGTCTTACAGAAGGAGCTAGGGAGTGTACTTGGTGAAAATGTGAATAAGAGTATATCCAGGAATATGAAAATAAAGGCGACCAAGTACAGAAGTGATTACAGGGTATGGTTGGACTATGCCGGGGATTACAGAAACGAAAATATAGAATAACATGAAATATCAAAATTTTATATGTCCTTATGAGCTTGCATTAAAGTTGCATGAGTTGGGTGTAAATTCAGAGTCGGAATTTTATTTTGTGAAAGAGATGAAAGGAGGGGGATCCCAAACAGAATCAGTTACACAAAATACAATGAGATATTCATACAGAAAAGAAGGAGACCTCATACCGGCTTATATGAGTCATGAACTTGGAGAGATACTACCAAGTATGATAAATATCAGTAAATCAAAAATATGGGATGACTGGTTGCAGTTGACACAATATTTCCCGAATAAGGATGGCGAATACTATGAAGCTGCTTATGTTCGATACGATGCTTACAACCCACAAACAGAAGTGTATAGTGGATTTGGAAGTACAGAGGTGGAGTCGAGGGCGATGCTGCTTATTGATCTATTGGATAAAAAAGTATTGACATTAAGTGATCTAAACTTAAAAAGTTTAAATAGAATATGAAGACAGTAAGATTATCTGACTTCTCGCCTTATAATAGGAATAAGGGAAAGATGCAAGAGTTGCGTCACAAATTCAGGAATCAAATACTTGAATATTGGGGAGAAGATACCGGGATTTTGATAGGAATAACCATGGTACATGAAAGACATTTGTGGAACGAGGAAGTTAAAGTAATATGATTATGGACGATAATAGGATAATGGAAGCGGCTAAATTGATAGCCAACTCCTCAGCGGCCTTAATACAGGCTATGGGGATGATGAGTGAGAATATAGAGAGGGCTAACAGAGGGGAATCTCTGGCTTATACCGAAAATTCTTTTATGAAACTGATTCAAGATAACGGAATAACGTATAACGATGTAATACAAAGGGGGTGGATATGAAAAACGTAGAAAGAATAAACGCATTAAATAAAGTTTATTATGAATAGAATGAAAATATTTTTTAATTACTTATTCTTTAGGGATATGGGTAATCTTGGTGAGGGATGTCTTATAAGCGCATTCATCTGGTTTATGATCATGCTTGTCATTATTGGGGTATTTTGCTTATACTAAAGATCATTTCATGAAAATCAGGATAACGTATAACAATGTAATACAAAGGGGTTGGAGATTATGAAAGACGTAGAAAGAGTAAATGCATTAAATAAAATGCTATTAAATGCGAACGTAGTAGCTTATGGAGCTATGGTTGATTTGATCAAGAGAACAGGGAGACTTGATCTTGACATGGATAGCGGAACCCATGTAGATGATTTTCCGGCTGAAATAAGGATCTTTACCGATAACGGGTTGATTTGTTTATCTATAACATCCGTGTATTTATCGGGGGAAGATAATTTGATGGTCGATGGATATGATGACGATAATGATAAAGTTGATGGGGTGGATGTTTATTACGACCAGATAAGTGAGGTGGTATATCTGGCTAAAGTCATATTAGAAGAAATGGAGGAAAAAGATCATGGAGAAAGCAGTTAAAACAGATATGGAATATAGGGAGATATTGGAGAAATCATTATCAGCTATCCAATATCTAAGGATACATGGATTCTCTACATACATGGAATCGGAGGGGATTGTAAATAGGATAATGATGTTCAAGGATAAGAATGAGATGAGGAATCGAAAGATTAAATCAATTCTGTAATGGTTGATCATAATGGTAGAGAGATATAAGTACAAGTGTATTGATGCTTATGAGGAGCCGGAGAATCCAATGGAATGGTTGCCGTGTCCACGATGCGGCCTCCGGCCTCTGGTCTGGGAGTTCGATAACGGGAGAGCCACGGCGTGCGGGTGCGGGACAGACTGTTATAGTCATTGGAGCGTGCAAGCGGAAAGTATTATGTCAGTCATAAAAAGATCTGATAACGGTAAGTCGGCTGAGGCGTATGATATTGATGAACTTAAAAATAACTGGAATCATTGGGTGAGGACAGGGGAGATACTGTTTACGCCGGGAAATGGGAGATGGTAATATAATTAACAATTTAAGATATGGATCATTATTTGGCTACAATTCAAACAATATTAGATAGATGTGATGATAATAACACATCTCCTAGTATTGATGACATGGAGATAATAAAAATAAACCTATGCAGAATAATTCAGACTCGTTACGGAATAACTCAGTTATGGTTCATTCCGTTGATAGAGAGAATCCAGAATGCTTGTTGTAAACATTACAATGATGTTGATATGTTATGGGAAAATTTTGTTAAAAAAATGACTGAATAGGAGGGATAAATATGAGTACAAAAACAAGTAAAGAATATAAAGCGATAAATAATTATATCCATAATGAGCTTGGGCTTACCATAGAGCAGTTGATTGAGATTATGGTGGATAATAAGCTTAGCAATAAAGATTTTAATATCATTCCAAGAACAGTAGAAAAAACATCAAAAGATAAAATGTTAAACGATATAGAGATTGTTATAATAAACAAGAATTTAAATGATCGAGGATATGGAGGATAAGGGTATTTTAGATAAGGCAAGAATGGAGGGCATGAACCAAGGGGTATGGCTGTCGGTTCAGGAGCTGGCTCACGACGGGCGATGGACGCAAGCTGCGGAGGAGCTGGTATCTTCTTGTGGATTGACCGAGGATGAATGTAGGAAGCTGCAAGAAGAAAGCGAATCATTCAATGATGAGATGATTAAGTTTATTGACAATATGTTTGGACGTGAGAATATGATAAGTGAAGGCAGTACCATAAGTGAAAACGATACTATATGTATAAATATTAAGTATCATAAAATAGGGGAAGTCTTTAACTATAAAGTTGGTATGTCTGAAATGACATTAAGAGTAGATAAGTGTGATAGATGTTCGGGATGCGCTTTTGAAAATTATATATATGATTGCGCAAAATCAGGTTGCTTGGGATGCGAAAGGGAAGATGGGGAGAGTGTTAGATATACAATAGTTAATACATAATTTACAAAGCATCATGAATGGAGAGAATATAATACCTAAGATAACAGACAAACGCGGGATGTTATGGAAACAGCCCCATAGGAGATACATAGAAATTGATGAGGAATACGCTTTAATGACCAAACAAACCTTTGAGGGTCTTAGAGAATATTCAGTAACGATCCCATCGGGGGAATATGAAGGGAAGATGTGGAAGGCCAATAGAGGAGGTATATGGTATCTATATTGGTATGATCATGACGATAATCCATCAATGATCAAAATAGAGCGAAGAGAAATATTGTTACTTAATTAATACAAAATAATATGGGAGATAGAGTGCAAGAAGCCAAAGAAGAAGGCATAAGACAAGGAATATGGCTATGCATACAAAAATTGGTGGAACTGGAAAGGTTTGATATGGCAAAATATTTTATGATATCCTTTGGATTTAATAAAAATGAGTGCGAGGGGTTATTAGATAAAAATGGTCTAAACGATAAAATGGATGTATTTATCAACCGATTATTTAACGAAAATAATCATATAAGGTATTTGAAGGATATAGGATATCATAAGATAGGTAGTATATTTAAATATAATACCGGCATGGAGAAAATAGAATTGGAGGTAATAGAGATTGATGATAGCAGTTGTGATGGATGTGTATTTAATAACAGGGGTTATTACTGCATGTATTCTTGTTGTTGTAATATAGATAGGGAAGACAATACAAATGTCATATACAAAGAAGTAAAAAGATCATGAGTTTAATAGATAAATTAGAGGATTTGGTGGTCAAGGTAGACACCGAATACCAAGAGAAGATGGAGGCGGTGATCCGGGAGATAGTCCCGGGGATGCCAGAAGTTAGCGTACGTCATGCCGCCGAGTGCATGTGTACGGACAGGATGGGGAGTATGATGGACATCGATCTTTATATATTAAGGGAAGAAAATAGGCCTTACAAATGCCATTATCTAAAGGATCTGCTGGAAGATAGGGTAGCTAGAATAAATAAGATGCATGAGGATAAAAGTTATACATATGATATAGATGATAATTATTGGTGCGCTACATGTGGTTCCCATTCTCATAAAGAAGATTCCAAGACAGGGTATTGTTGGCATTGCGATACAGATAGTTGGGTTAAAGAGGATGGGGCGGATGTAGGGATATAAAAATAGGCGATTATATAATATTCATATTTACTAGATATGGGAGAGAAGAAGATAAAAATGTGCCAAAAAAAAAGACGAGTCTATTAAAAAAGTGCTTGAGGAGATAGAGGATAAGGCTATTGAATCTCGATATACGAATATGTATGATTGGCAGCGCAGGGAGCTTTCAAAAGAGGATCTGTTTGAGTATGCGGAGGAGATGAGAAAATGTCTTGATAAGATATTTGATTTGGCAATTGGTGAAAGGCTTAAATAATTCAACACAAAATAATATAAGATGATAACTTCTATAAGGATAGACGACAACAAGAAGACTCCATTTAAATATATCCCAAAGATAAAAGCGTTCAAAAATGGCTCTGAGTTTATATTCAAGCCAGGCGTGAATGTGATTGTAGGCAAGAACGGGAGCGGGAAATCAACCCTCCTGAATATGATATCGAAGTACATGTTGTGCGAGAAAAAGATGTGTTCTGAATTACCGTCAGAAGCATTGTATTTCCCGGATATATTTGATGATGACAAGGTGCTTGACGGGATCAGTATTAAGTCGGATTATATTGGGAAAGTCTTCCATCTCATACAGCAAACTGAAATGAGAAATGATGATATATTGAATAATATCAATAATTTAAGTTTGTATATGAATGGGGCATCTAGGTCATCTGGGGAGAAGAACCTTCATGCCATGAACTCGCTTTTTGATTTTGTGTTTAACCAAGATGGGTATTCGTTTCCGATACAGAAGCTTATGGAATTTAAGAAAAAGTCAAATGAGTTCTGGGCAAACAGGATCGACAATCTTTTAAAATACTACAAAGACAATCATGTGGTATTAATGGAGAAGGATTTTGAGTATACAATCCTTATGGATGAGCCGGACAGGAATTTAGATGTTGACAATATCATGGATCTGTACAATGTATTGTCATTTCATAAACCGCAAACACAAATTATAGCCGTAATTCATAACCCGGCTTTGATTTACAAGTTGAGCAAGCTGGATTGCGTGAACTTTATTGAGATGACAAAAGGGTATTTGAAGAAAATTACTAGTTTTATGAATAAAAAATAAGAAAGGAGATGAGAGAAGAATTGAGAACAATAGGATCAAAAGGACGCCATGTGTTTACAGCAACCTTTGTTAGATTTGGATTTAGGAATGGATACATTGGACCTGTAAAAACGATGCTTTTACAAGATGTGACACTTGATAGCAAAATAGTATCAGATCATTTGTGGTTCGATTTAACAAAAGGATTTAGTAGTGCTGATTTATCGCCAGGAGATGTGGTTGAGTTTTGCGCAAGGGTTAGTGCTTACGAGAAAGGATACAAGGGGCACAAGGATGATGTACTTAATAGACCGATAGAAAGAGACTATCGATTATCAAGACCGACAAAAATTAAAAAGATCGGGAAGAAATTAATATTAAAAGATGAGGGGAAATAATACATGATAATTATATGCCTAAAAAATTTATAATTTATTAAAATATAATGATATGAAAATACAAGTAGAATTAAATTTGGAAGATGTATTCGAGGAAGCTATGTACAACGAAGCGACGTTGAAAGAGGAGTTTACCAGCTCGGTCAGGTTAGCCGTAGTACGTGAGCTTAAAGAAAAGTTCAAGAATGAGTTGATGAGGGAAATATCCAATCCGATATCAGAGAAAATTGAGGATATAGCGAGGGAATCAATAAGTGATCTCATCGAGAACGCCAGCGAGAAGAAATATAGATTCAGGCTAGATTATATGGATGATGAGTTGACGGTGGATGAGTTTATAAGAGGTAGGATGAAGAAAGTTGTAGACGGAGGTGTTGGGACAATGATAGAATCAAGAGCTAAATCTTTTGTTGATGAGTTAAGGAAGAGGTATGATATGGCATTTGCTACCTTCATCGTGGATAATATGAGAAAGCAAAATATGTTGAAGGATGAGAAGATAGCTGAATTATTAAAAGATAATCCAGATGAGAGGTAGGGAGGATGCCAAAGGAAGGCTACGATCGGAGCTCATGACGCCGGCTGTTCCCGAAAGGATAAGGGTGTTGTCTCCGTCATGGTACAGGGCGGCGGTGGAATTTCAAGGGAAGCCTGAGTCGGAACAACTAGATTTTTGTTCGCGGTGCTATTGTACTGGAGAATGATAGGAGAAAGGATAGTATTAACTATTAATAATGTTTATTTAATTTAATTCAAAAACAAAATGTCTACTTTTGTAGACACATAAAAATTACACATATGAAAAAGAGTAAATTTGTAAAGGAGTTAGAGAAGATCATCGATATGGTTAAGGCCGAGGATGATGGTTTCGAGTATGGTGGTAAAGTCATTTTCTATAAAGAAGATGATGATAACTATGAAATCTCGGTAAAGAACATCGAGATGGATCTGACGGTAGAGGCCAATACTATGGCTAGTATGGATGATAGGACTTTTGCCTGTCTTATGAGTGAGGTCTATAAACAAAAGTTTACAAAGGCTATAACGATATCGGAGGATGAGGATGATGAAGACAATTGATAAGATGACCGATCAGGAGATATATGATCTTACTGATAAGCAGGTAGAGAAATTGATCGTAATAAGATGTGCGGAGGAAGGTGTCAGGTTTATGGATGAGCCTCCAATCATGAGGACATATGACTGTAAACCTATTTCTCCATCCCATTTCTTCTACTATTTAGAAGGATTGAATATAGCCGTTCTTGATCAGGATGATGCTATTAAAATAGCTAAGTTCTTAAGTGACTTTGATCTGTACAGGACTAGATATGATTTCACCGTATCCAATGAAAAGCTATACAGCAAATTGGATATAATTAATATCAAACATACTCCGATGTTTGATACGAAAGACGAGGAGACCTATAAGTCTATCAAGGATAAGAACGATAAGATTGAGGCGGAATATAAAGACCAGCTAGAGAGATATGAGAGAAATATGAAGAAAATGAGTAAAATTCGGGCCGAGATATGGGATAAAGTAGCCGATATAAGACATAGGATTGATAATATGAACTATCTTAGGTCGCTTTTTGTAAGGGAATATCTACCACTGGTGGATAATGATACGGACAAGGCTATGATATTTTTCAAGAAGGCTTATGGCGTGGATGATGATACGGAAAGATATATTCGTGAAGGAATAAAAGATTATCCTTTGTTTAACAATAATATAGATTAAAATGCACAATTGGTTTAAATGTACGGTTTCTTATGAGACCGATGCCGAAAACGGCATGAAGAAAAAGGTAAAGGAAGAGTATTTAGTAGATGCCTTTTCTTATACCGAATGTGAGGCTAGAATCATAGAGGAGATGAAGCCATTCATCTCCGGTGAGTTTAGCGTTGATATCAAACGATTCAGGATAGCGGAATTGTTTGCCATGGATGGAGACCGGTTCTATAAGGTCACGGCTGATTATATTACGATAGACGAGAAATCGAGCAGTGAGAAACGCAAGGCGTTTAACTACATCGTTCGGGCCAATGACCTTGATCATGCCAAGAAGAACTTCGAGGAGGGCATGAAGGGTACTATATCAGACTTTATCGTTACCTGTATCAAGGAGGAGAAGAAGCTAATGGACTTCTATGAGTTTGATGGTAAGATCAGGAATCCGGAGAAACATGAAAATAGTAAGCAATAAAGCTAGCTATGAGACCGCATCATCCGTAGCTGAGAAGTTGATGGAGATAAACAAGATGGAGGGTACGATTTATCGTATCCTAACATTATCTAACAAGACTTATCTGGCGTCTAAACTAGGATATAGTAGGTCAGGGTTCTATAAGAAAATACAGAACAGGAACTTTAATATCCGGGAACTAGCTCAGATATTCGACACGATCATCAATTTCAAGGATCAGGATTGGACGAAGGGTAAAATAGATAGGCTTAAGAGATATAGAGCCATGAGCCTCATGGAGTTTAATAAAAGTTATAAAAAGAAAAAAGCATGAAGGGTAGGATGTTACCATGTGAGAGGTGCGGCAGGATAGTAGCCATAAGGAGCAAGGGGTTGTGCCCTGCGTGCCGGGCTAGGGAACTACCGCCAAAGGGAAGGGCGGCGATACGGGTGAAGGCCAAGCCAAAGGGGAAGAGCCTAGCCGTTTTCTTTGGCGCCCATGTGGCTAGATTGAGTATGACAAGGAGATCTGCTACCGGCGCATACATACCATGCCCGGGGGTAAGCAACATATGCCACTTATACCCTAAACGGAAATATAAATCAGTTGCTGAGGATAATGATAACATTATCTACTTGACGGCTGATGAGCATACAAGATTCGATTATCTATTAGATACGATGGATTTCAGCCGGCTCTTGGACGAGTTTGGCAACGTATGGCTGTTGGCAGCCAGAAGGATGAGGGATCTCGCACCTAGAGTCGAGGAGGATGGTAAATTAAAAACCAGATTATTATCATGGATAGAAGAAAACAAAAATTACTTCTAGCTCTTGGATACGAGGCTATAAGTGATACGATATATAAGAAAGGAATGGATATGGAAGTCATAAGCGATCAAGAATCGTTTGATGATATGAGAGTCCGTTTATCCAAAAAACATCGTGTGGTTATCACGGATGATGGCATTGTAATAGAGTTTGTTCATAATAAGCCAATGGACGAGAATGCGCCATCATATTATTGGCGATCATCATTACCAATATTAAGATCATATCATACAGATCCTAAATTTACCGCTTTCTTTGGCATATTAGACGTTTTGTCAACGATCCCAAAGAAAGATATGGTTGAGGAGGAAAAGCCTGTTGAGGAACCTAAAAACGAGCCTAAGGAGGAGATGGAGGTTGAGTATGATCTGGAAACAGAGCAACAGTATTACGCCGCTGAATGGATAAAGGATATCCCGACACCGGTGTTATATAGAATGACTGTCGCCGGCAAACGTGTGTATTATGAGATGGATGTTGATGGGTATCCTATCATATACGATGGAGCCACTAACAATATCGCCAATGGGTATTGTGATACGTCTGGCGCCTTGGAGAAGTGGAAGAATGAGATGAGACTCAAAGGGAAGGATCCTGATGAGTACGCTAACTACAGGGCTGACTTAGGTACTATCATGCATTATCTATTTGGGTTGTATCTGACCGGGGTTAAGATAAAGCTGATCCCGACATGGATCAGGAAGGTGGTCAAGGAAGCCAAGCTAAGAATAGACAAGTATAGGATGGAGCGGATATTAGTGGATAACATTGATGAGCTGATAGAGGATCTAATATCATTTGCCATATTCTGCAAGGAAAGACATGTAAAACCTGTATTGATCGAGAAGATGTTGAGGTCAAGCAGGTTAAAGGTAGCTTCTTCGGTGGACGCAGTGGTGGAGATGGATAGCGAGCCGGAGATGGTGGAGATAGAGGTCGAGACAGGAGAGTTCTATAAGACGGGAGCCAAGAAAGGTCAGCCTAAGACGGAGAAAAAGAAGATAAAGAGATGCAGGAGGATATTCGCTATATTGGACTTCAAATCAAACAGGAAAGGCAATTTCTATGACGAGTACGCTTTCCAGCTTGAGCTATATAGAAGAATGATACTGGAGAATTACGGAAAGATATTGGAGATAGAGGAGATATATAACTTCGCTCCGGGTGATCCTACCGCTAAGACAAGTCAATATAAGTTGAAGAGACAGACTGACAACCCTATATTGAATATGGCTACCGTAGTATATCTTCAAGGTAAGTATAAGTTTGAGAAAACCAATTATACGGTTACGTCAAGGATCGGGTCTTTAGATATAGAGGGTGATTTCGAGTTGAATGGTTTGATAAGAAAAGAGTCGCTGAGAGATTATATATATAGAGTGATGAGTGAGAGGAGAGGATGATGGAATTTAGGGAGTTCAATAAGAGCGTTCATCGGTATGAGCTGGATCATAGCAAACCAAGGAGGAAGCTGACGTGCCCGCAATGCGGCAAGGATAAGTGTTTTACGCCGTACGTGGACGTAACCACCGGTCAGATCGTTGGAGAGCAGTTTGGGGTGTGTGATCATAAAAATAAATGTGGTTACTTTAAATATCCAACAGGGAGCGAACTTGGGAACAATGATCTTTTTACCGATTCAAACAAAGTATTAAGGAGGTACAGATCTCCCGTGGATCCGGATATAGCCAACTGCATTCCGGTAAGCAAGATGTTTGAGACGCTTAATCCTTTCGAGACATCCGATCTTCAGGATTATCTATCCAATATCTTCGGATCGTATCATACCAATAGGGCATTTAGCTTGTATAAGGTGGGGATGATGAGATTCGGGGACTGGGGTAAGTGCTGTGTGTTCTGGCAACTGGATAAGAATTGGGTAGTGCGGACCGGAAAGATAATGGACTACGGGCCTGACGGGAAGAGGGTAAAGGTTCCCATGGATCACGTATGTTGGGTGCATATACTGGACGGTCAGGATTACCTGCTTAGGCAATGCCTGTTCGGGGAGTTTCTTATCAACTTCTATCCCAATGACGCTCCGGTGTATATAGTAGAGTCAGAGAAGACGGCTGTTATCTGCAACATTGTGTACCCTAGTAGGTTGTTTATGGCCTGTGGCGGTATCCATATGTTGAAGAGGGAGATGATAGAGACATTGGGTAGGAGGCGGATAGTCCTGTACCCGGATAAGGGCGACGCTTTCAACGAATGGAGAAAGAAGGTAGACAAGGATATGAGGGGGATGAATATAGAGATAAGTAATTTTCTAGAATCAAAACCCAATATAAATGAGGGAATGGATATAGCGGATTATTTTATTATTAAACAAATTTACAATGGCAAAGGTAGTTAACAATTACAAGAAATTCAAGGTGCTTGAAATAACAAGACAGGAGATGATGGATAAGCTCACCAGATATGGGTGCTTAGGTATTTGCGATATGTGTAACAGACCTACGTCCGTGGGCTATTATGTAGCGGTAATCAATCAATGGATGTGCGAGGACTGTTATAATGATTTCATCAAATCGGTTGACAGGTATGAGGAGGATATGAGAATAGAGAACAGAAATTTTGATAGATTCTGCAATCTATTTAATGTTGAGATAGAAGAAAAGGTATGAAAGAACTGTCTTTAGCCCAGAAAGCTATGTTAAACGGATCCGTATGTCCATATTGCAAGATCCCATCCACTATGATAAATACGGTGGAGGGGAAGCAAGTTGGGTGCGAGAAGTGTAGGGCTTGGATGAGATCCGATCCTTTTGGGAAACCGATGGGGAGGCTGGCTAAGCCGGATCTTCTTAGGAGTATGGATATGGTAATGACTGAGATTAATATATTTGCGTATAGGACAAAACGGGATGTACAGGATATTTACAAAAGCCTATCTGGTGAATTGGATATACCAATAGAACATGTATCCCCATATAAGATGTCTTTGCCATCACTACTTAATACCATGAGATATATTGAAAAGTATGGCGATAATCATATACGGATATATGATAGAACCATGGTAAAGAAGGCTTGCCCTAGGCACGGAGCGGTGGCGATCGGGAGCAACGCCTGCCACGGGTGCCCGGAGTTCCTGTTCCATGTGGTAAACAACACGACCGATACGGTGGTGTGTGATATGGATATGAGCTATGGCGACTGTATAAAGAAGAGAAATAATAAATTTGGTAGATAATATTAATTATATAAAAGATGAAGGTAATTTTTATTCATAAGCCTACTGGATATTATGTAGGAGGGTCGATGTTCGACAAGTCTTATTGCAAGGATAAGATGATAGAGAAAGGAATAAGTAAGGATCGAGCCGAGAAGTTAAGTGATATAATAGGCCCATACGCATGCATATGGGAGGTGGAGAACGGAGATGACCCTTATGAGAGTATGAGATCTAGGCTAAAGGATAAAGCTTCATATCTGGATGGAGAGGATCTTATCATGGAGAATTATGATGATGAGGAGGACGAAGAGGATGGGGAGATCGACTGAATATTACAGAACACATCCGGAAGCCAGAAAGAAGAAGGCTGAGACGGATAAGAAGATCAACGCCAGACCTGAGCAGAAAGCCAAGAGACGGGAGTTGGGTCGTAAGAACTACAAGACCGATAAGTTGAAGGGAAAGGCTTATCGGAAGGGGAAGGACCTATGCCATACAGCTAAGGGGTTAAGATATAAATCAAGATCAGCTAACAGAGGATCTAAATCCGATACGGCTGGCGATAGAAACGCAAGAGGATGAGTGAGGATAGGATATGGAGGTCATCCAAGGAGATTATCATGGATGCCTATGAGAGAATAAGAAAGTATCAGTTGGGAGAGCTTCTCCCGGCTCGTACTGGATACGCTTATCTTGACAAGGCGTTGCTGGGAGGGTTCTACCCACAACATGCGGTGGCTATCGGCGCCAGGCCCGGAGTCGGCAAGTCTTATTTGGCGCAGAAGATCATGAGCAATGTGATGAATGTCAATATCAATCCACAGGCAGATGATTATGTATGGTTAAGATGTGAGTTTGAGATGAACCCAGAAGATTTGATGTTGCGTTCACTATCAAAAAAAATGGGAAAGGATATACAAGATATTCTCCTTAACGAGATGTCTGATGAAGAGATAAAGGAAATGCAGAAATGTCTTAAGGAGGAAAACTCCAGCAGAATAACATACATCCCTAAACCATCAACCGTAGATGAGCTTCAAAACTTTC